AAGATGATAAGAAAATATTAGAAGGAAGAATCATAGAAATAGATTCTGAAATCAAAGGTTTATTGTCTGATTTTTATAATCTTTCTGAAGCAGGTGATAGGTTAAACGAATCTCCACAAAGTTTATTGAGAGCAATAAGAGCAGGTAGATATATTGGAGTGAATTATGGTGGAAGATGGTATGTAAAAGCAAATGATATTAGAGATGAAGCAGAAATAAAAAGAAGATTAGAAAGGGGTATTTAATGGTTGATGATATTAATTGGGATGTAAATATAGAGGACTTGCCTAAAGATGAAGTTGAAGAATGGGAATTCAACCTTAAACCTGCGAATGATAAAGGTGACTCTGATATTCTTCAAGGTCGAGTTGATCCTCAACTTGGTCGTATGGTAGATGAATTAATTATGGATGCTAAAGGAAAAGGTTTACCTATAAAAACTAGAGCAGATTTTGTTAGGTTATCTGTATTTCGTGCAGTAAGAGATGTACAAAAATATTTAAAGAATCAAGATGAAAGAATTACTCATTATCTTTTATTAGAGAAACAAGTAGCAGAAGAAGCACAGAAGTCAGCAATGTTGGAAAGAGTTCTTTCTTCTATTCAAATGCTTACTAAAGGGTTAACCGTCTTATCCAGTTCTCATCGTCAAAATTGGGATGAGGTAAACAAAAGGATCTCAGCATTCTTACAACCCATTATGGATATGAAAGTTAGTGAACCTTTTTTATCACGACTGTATGTAACAGAGTTGTTTGAGTACAACAGATTTAGAGAAATTTTGGAAGATTTAAAAGTTAACGGCACAATTAGTACAACAATAAAGGAAGCAGAGAAATTTTATGAATCCTAGAGAATATGGTTTGCCATATGATTCTTTGAGAGAGGGTCAACTAAAGGCGTTAGATTGGATACAAAAAGATAAATGGTTAACAACAAGAGATGAGGAGAAAGTCAAAGTTGTTGAAGCACCTACAGGAACAGGTAAGACTGGATTAGTGTTAATGCTTTCTGCACTCAATCCTGAGTTAAGGGTTCTTGTTTTGTGTGCAACTAAATTAGAACAGCAACAGTATGAAGATAATGTAACTCCATTCTATAGAGATTTTGTTTCTGTAAAAGGAAGAAATAATTTTCATTGTCACTTGGATTCTCCATCTTCAAAAGTGGAATGTACAAGTAGTGCTTGTTTTGAAATGCATGTTGATGAAGCGAAATGTTCTGTTATCTCATCAGGAAAAGAAAAGTTTAAATGTCCTATTAAAAATGAATGTGCTTATTTCCAACAGATTGAGAACATTAAAGAGAAACGTATTGTTGTTACTAACTATGCTTATGGTTTAACTATGCTTAACTTTAATGCTCAAGCATTCGGTAGATTTGATTTAATCGTTTCAGATGAAGGTCATGTGCTTGATCAAATGTTGGAACACTTTATTCGTGTCACTATTTACGATAGACAAATAGATAGATTATATGGAATTAATCTTCCTAATTATGAAACTGTTTCCCAATGGCAAAGGTGGTGTGAAGATAGAAGTTATTCTATTGATCAATTATATAAACAGACTCATGACCTTGCTCCTGATGAAATGTCTAAAGAAGAATTATCTTTAGCTAAACGTGCTAAGAGTGTTAAGGAATCTTTTGACACGATTAAGAATATGGATGCAGATTGGGTGGTAGAGAGAGATAGGAATCATGTGGAATTTAAGCCTGTATGGGTAACAAGTAATTCTAAAGATGTTCTTTTCGATCATGCACCACGCCATATTATTATGAGTGGAACTATTCCATCAGGAACTGAGTTAGCAAAGAAGGTTGGGATAAATCCAAATGAATTTGAATTTTACAGGTTGCCATATATTTTTCCTATTGAAAACAGAAAAATAATACTTGACCCCACAGCAGTAATGAATGCTAAAAGTATTGATATGAATCTTCCTATCATTAGACAAAAAATAGATAACATCATTGACCAAAATTTAGATAAGAAGATTTTAATTCATACAGTTAATTATAAGATTGCTCAGTTCCTAGAGAAAAGAACTAGGCATAGTGCTTACATGTTCACACATAATAGTAAAAATAGGATAAGTGTATTGGAGTCTTTTAAGAAGGCTTCAGCTCCTGCAATATTGGTTTCCCCATCTTTTGATAAAGCAGTTGACCTGCCTGATAAAGAATGTGAATTAGTTATTGTAGCGAAATTACCTTATCCATATTTAGGATCGAAAGTTATGCAACATAGAGTAAAAGAAAGTAGGAGGTATTACGACCATGAGACTTTAGCCACTTTAATCCAAATGGCAGGAAGAGGTGTTCGGAGCGAGACTGACAAATGTCCTACAGTCATTCTCGATTCGGGTGCTTCTCAATTTTTAAAAAGATGTAGGACACAAAATTTAATCCCACAAGGAATTGTGGATGCAATAGAAGGAATCTAATTTCTATGACAACTGAACTTAACTGGGGAGAACCCTTAGAAAATTTTCCAACAGGCGGTTGGGACAATTATGATGGAACTGTAGTTGGAATCGAATATCAAACAGGAACATACAATACTCAAATTGAAGTTATTGTTACTCCTGAGGGATATGAATATGATAAAAGGGGATTAGCATATGATGCTGATAACCCTGCACTTATTAGAAACTGGTACTCAATGGGTGGAAGTGTTGAGACATATAAAGTTTCTGATGATGGGATGATGGCAGAAGGGCCACAACCTAATAGAAACACTAGGGCTGTAAAATTTATTCTTGCACTTAGACAACATACAGGTGCGTCTATGGAAGGCTCTAATTTAAGTGGGCTGAAAGGTGCAAAGGCTCATTGGAAAGGGATTGATGAAACAAATAGAAATCCCAATACTGGTGAGAACGTAACAAGAACTCACCTATATCCTGTATCTCCACAACTAGGAGAATCAGGTGGAGAAGTAGATACTGCAAAACAGGAAGATGCTTTTGATTTATTAAGGGCTGTACTTTCTGCTCACACAGAAGATTCAATTAGAATCAGAGAGATTGCACAGAAAGCTGTAGAGTTTGAAGATGAATATAGTGCAGAGATAATAACTCTTGCTTCAAACCCTGACACTATAGAGAGTGCAGTTCGAGCAGGTATATTAAATAAAGTAGGAGAGAGAGCAGTTTCGCTTTCTTAATACCTTTACTTATTAATAGGGGAACTCGTGACTTGTCCGAGTTTGTGATCTCAACTGTCTACTCAAAAAAAGACAGCTACCTCCAAGGTCTAGTTTTGAATATTTCTAGATCAACATTAAGTCGAAGACTACAACTGGAATTAATTCCAGTAATAAGACTAACTACATATAGAGACAAAAGGATGTAAGTTCCTTTCCCCTTAAAGAGAGAGAAGATGGATGTACAAAGATTAAATGCTGATGAAGAAATATGGCATGAGAAATTACAAAAGAATTATGAGAGTGAACCACGAACAGGTATGCACGTATCTGATCTAACTTTATGTTTAAGGCAAACAGCACTTTCGCGTCTACATCAACCTGTATGGGATAACACAACTCTTTTTAGATTTACTATGGGACGTTCAATGGAGAAGTCTTTCTTCTCTGATTTACTTCCTGAGTCCACTCAAGAAATGTCTGTAGAAAAAGATGGCATTGTAGGTCATATAGATTTTGCAGGTGAAGAGATAGATTACGAATGTAAATTAACTTGGGGTAAAGAACCGCCTTCTACAGATAAGTTATTTGCTGATAAGTTCTATTGGGTAGAACAGGCAGGTGCTTATACACATATGAGGGATAGGACTGAGATGAACTTTGTTGTTTGTTTCCTTAATCCTATTCCTAGATTAAGAAGCTACAGGTTAACGTGGGACGAATACGAACTTGAAGATTTATGGAATAAGTTCTTAGAGAAAAAAGAATATATAGAGGTCAAGAAAGCTAATGCTGAATTGCCTATGAAAACTCCTTTGACTTGGCTTTGTAGAGGCTGTAGTTATAAAGAGGTTTGCGATGGTTCATGATAGAAACGAATGGGTACAAGATATTTGTTCTAAGTGTAATACGTTAATTAGATTTAAACCGCATCTTGCTTATTACGACAACAAAGAACCTGTTTGTCCTGATTGTATAGAAATATTTATTAATCCACTTAGAAGGACTTTAGGGAAAGCTGATATATGGATTGCACCAAAAGCGTATGAGGTATTTGATGAATAACTTTGAGAGTTTAGAAAACTATTTACAGAATAGAAGAAGAATTGTAATGAGTGTATGGGCAGGGACAGGAGTAGGTAAAAGTTACTTTGCTTTAACAGCACCTAAACCTGTTTACTTTTTAAGCCTAGAGCCTGAGGGAGCATACTGGAGTATGCAGAATGCGCTTGAAAGTGAACTT